TTGGAGCCGTTTACGGTACTCCAGTAATCGTATCTGAGGAGTTTGCAGCTCCTGCAGTTGGTGTTCCAGCAGCTCTTGCTGTTAACACTCGTAACTATGTAATTCCTCGTTTAGGCGGTGTAACCGTTGAGCAGGACTACGAAGTTATGAACCAGCGTCGAGTAATCGTTGCTAGCCAGGCTCTTGGATTTGAAGAGTTGGTAGCTGGTGCAACTGGTGCTGAGCCAGTAGTCAAGATTGATTACGTAGCTTAATACTTAACAGTATAGAAACGAGGGGGAGTTAATCTCCCCTAAGTTTTTACTAATGGACTTATAAATGGCAAACTTAATAACTTTAGAAGATTATAAAACTTCGGAAAAAATAGAAAGCACTAAGGATGATAATAGAATCAGTTCCTTAATTGCCGCTGTGAGTCAATTAGTAAAAACTTATTGTGGAAGTACAATAGTAGACCACTACTCCACTAACAAGACTGAGACTTTTAATATTACTTGGTCAACAAATTTATCACAATTAACAGAAAGCCCTGTACATACTATAGTTTCTGTACAAGAGCGAAGCAGTTTTTCTGCAAGCTATACAACTGTAGCTGCAACGGAGTACTACTTAGATAGTGCAACAGACAGTGTTTATAGAGTTACTACTGCTGGAGCAAGTAAGCCCTGGCCTACAGGTCCTGCTTCAGTACGGATTATATATAAAGCAGGTTATGCAACTTGCCCTGCAGATTTACAACTGGCAGTAATTGATTTAATTACATACTACTTAAAAGACGAACATAAAGCTCGTCAAACTATGGCAGGAGCTAGTATACAAAATAATAGTTCTTCAAGTCAGCGTGACAACGTAGCGTTCCCAGACCATATTAAAAGGGTCTTGGATCTATATAAAAACTTTTAGTGAGTAGGATAAAGTTAAAAAACTTTTTATTAAAACTCGATGAAGAGCTAAAAGGTAGCAGTAAAGCTTATAGAAGAGAAGCAGATGGGAAAGAGATGACATTTGTTTACAACGCCAAGCTCTTAGTAAAAGAGTTAGAAAAAGAGTTTAAGCAGCGCGATTTAGAAAAGTTATTTCAAAAAGCCCCCGTACAAAAGTTTATGATAGCAGGTGCAAATCAAGTTTTAGCTTCTTGTAGAGCAAAAGCAAAAAGTTTTAAAGGAAAAAGAGGTGTACTAATAAGAAGTAATCAGTATTCTATTAAAGTCAGCCTAGCAGTAGAAAAAAATCCGAAAACAGATAGAAATTATAGTAACTTTACTAAGTTAAAACAGGTTTATAAAGAATCAATGAATGATTTTGTTTTAGATTTAAATAGTTTTTTAAAAAAGAACTATGATACTAAGTTGACAAAAACTAGAAAAAAGTTTAATAGAGAAACGTATAAATCTAGCTTAGTAAATACTGATAAGGAAATAGAGCATGGGTCAGATTTAATCGAAGGAGGCCATGCAGAAGGCGAAGGTATTTTAGAGAGTAGAATGAGAGATGCTATCGATACTGCAATTAATCATAATTATACAGATAAAGCAAAAAAAGAAGTTTTAGAATCTAATATGAAACTTCTAGGGATAGAACTAGGTTTTGAAAGAAACGATAAAACGGATAAACACACTATTTATGCTCAGAGTAGGGTAGAAAACCAAGAAACGGGAATGACTAGTTCAGATGAAAAAGCAAAATTTAGAAAAGAGTTAAAAAAAGCTATTGAACGTTTAAATGACTCAACTCCTATTAAAAAGCTAAAAGGTTCGGACTCTATAGAAGAGTTGAAAGTAAAACAAACAACAGCTACTATAATGGCTGAGTATAAGAAAAAGAAAAATATAAAAACCAGTAAAATAGTAAAGCCTAAACTGACAAAAAGAAAAAGTACCGCGTCTGTAAGAAGAAAGAAAACAAAAACTGTAGAAAGCGGAATACCTGTAGTAAAAATAGCATTAACTAGGTTTAAAAAACGTAAGGGAAGTCAGGTTAAACAATCAGCAGCAATGCAACCTTTGCAACTTATTGGTTTAATAAACAAAGAGCTTCCGGATACTGTAAGAAAGAATATGCAGCTACCTGCGTTAGAAAATAGAACAGGAAGATTTGCAGATAGTGTACGAGTTACGGATGTTATACAAACCCCTAAAGGACATCCAAGTATAGGGTATACATACCAAAGAAATCCTTACCAAGTATTTGAAAATACTAGTGGAGGTCCTTGGTCTAACGGAGAAAGAGACCCCAGAGAGCTAATAGATAGATCTATTAGAGAAATAGCAATTCAATTCGCAATAGGAAGATTCTACACTAGGAGAGTATGATGGCAGAAAGAGCATACACAACAAGACGCCTAGGTATTGTAGAGGCTCTCGTAAACAAATTAAAAGATATTGATGGAACAGGTCAATATCTAAGTAATTTAGAAGAAAATGTTTCACCACGTTTAAAGTTTTGGGATGAAGTAGAGGAGTTTCCGGCTATTCATCTTAATGCCGGATCTGAGACACGGGAGTATCAGACCGGAGGATACAAAGATAGATTTTTATCTATTACACTAAGATGCTACGTTCAAGCAGAAGATGCAGTAGAGGCTTTAAATGGGCTTTTAGAAGATGCCGAAACTGTAATAGAAGAAAACTCTCGATTAAAGTATAAAGATCGCAATAATGTAGATCAGCATACACAACAGATCACAGTCGTTAGTATTGATACTGATGAAGGTGTACTTGAACCTTTAGGCGTCGGAGAGATGCTAATAGAGGTTCGATATTAGAAAATACTGGCACGAACAAAAGTTCACGTCCAAGTCTTTTCAAGATAACATAGGAGATTAACTATGGCAGATTTACTACACTTTTCAAGAGACACACGGGTCTTTTTAGAGCAGGGCTCCAATATTTGGGAAATACCTGTTTTAGACGGATTTAGTTTCTCGCAAGCAACAAACGCAACAGAAATTACTTTAAATGAAATGAGCGGCTCCTCGGGACAGAGTAGACGTGCTCGTCAAATGTTTAACGACTCTTTTGCACCGGCAGAATGGTCTTTTTCAACTTATATGAAGCCTCACGGAACAGGCGCAGTGGAGGAAGCTTTATGGGCAAACTTTGTATCTACATCAGCATATACCGCAGGCGGTAACTCATGGAGTGCAGGTATAGGACAAAGCGGAGCAGCTATGACTGTTGACTTTAATGAGTCAAATGTTGTAACTTTAGGCACTTATAATCTTTACTTTGTTTTAGGAGCTTCTCAAGATTCTGATGTAAACTATACAAGCGGCACAGGTGTAACAATATATAAACTTACAGGCTGTGTAGGTAATAGTGCCTCTATTGACTTTGATATAGACGGGCTAGCTACTATTGCATGGAGTGGTTTTGGTACTCAAATAACTGAAGAAGCTTCAAAAAATATGGGAACACCTATTCGTACAGGTATTGACTCTAATACTAACTTTATTCGCAATCGCCTAACAACACTAGGAATAACGGCCGCAGACACTACTACTTTTCCAGGTGCTTCTTCAAATGGTGTATATAACTTAGTACTAACTGGAGGTAGTTTGAGCTTTGAGAACAATATTACTTTCATTACTCCAGAAACTTTAGGAGAGGTTAACTTACCTGCGGGTCATATTACTGGCACTAGAAATATTTCTGGTAATTTTACTTGTTACTTAAATAACGGAGATGCTGGTGGAAGTGCGGACCTTTTTGAAGATATGATTGAAGCTACGGATATTATTACAAATAGCTTTGGCCTTGTTTTTGGAATCGGTGGATCCGCTGTACCAAAAGTAGTAGTTACTTGTCCTACAGCCCATATTGAGACCCCTACACACTCTATAGAGGATGTTATTTCTTTAGAAGTTAACTTCCATGCTCTTCCATCTTCAGTTTCTTCCACTAATGAAGCGACTATAGTATATACTGGAGCAGGTAGCTAAAAATAATTCTTGACATATGAGGTCTTTTAGACTATACTATGTAATAGAAAATCGAAGCAAGGGTGAATTTTCACCCTTGTTTTGTTTCCCAAACATTATACTTAAGGATATAACATGACAGATACAACCATTTCTCTAGCGAGTTTAATGACTCCTAGCAAAACCGTAACAATTGATTTCCCTGGACACAGAGGGATGACAGTAGATCTCTGTTACTTAGCACGAGAAGAGCTAGTAAAATTACGCAAAAAATGTGTCACTACAAAATTTAATAAAAAAACTCGTCAGCCCGAAGAAGAGCTCGATGAAGAAAGATTTTTAGTAGAGTATTGTAAAGCAGTAATCAAAGGATGGACAGGCTTGAAATATAAGTACCTAGAAGAGCTTCTATTGGTGGATATTTCTGCTCTTGATCCTGAAGACGAACTGATATTTACACAGGAAAACTCAGAGTTACTTATGAGAAATGCAAGTGATTTCGATACTTGGGTTACTGAAACTGTGAGTGAACTTGAAAATTTTACTGGGAACAAGTAGAAGAAATACACGGTCTGCTTGGACGATACGTAAAACAATCAGATCAGATTGACGTAGATAAGTATTTGTCTATCTGCGAACAATTAGGACAAGAACCCGACCCCGACAAAATGCCGCTCGAGACTTCAAATTTTCCTTATGAAGTCCAAGTGGCATTTTTTATATTTGAATTCCTAGAAGATTCATGGGAAGGGATGTCAGGGCAATACTTGGGTAAAAAATGGGATAATATAGACTTTTTATTTAACCTTTACGATATACAAGAACAAAAAGTAATACTTTATATTATGAAAAGCTGGGAAAGAATTTTAGTAAACTATAGAGCAGACAAAGCTGATAAAAAAAGAAAAGCAGATGAGCGTAGATCTGCGGGCGGTGGAAAGAATTTCACCCATAGTGTAAAAGGCTAATGGCAAAAGATAAAGTTGAAATTGATGTAGAGGTAAAAGATAAAAAAGGCTCTACTAAAAAGCTGGCCCTTGAATCTAAAAAAGCCGCTAAGGGTTTAGATGATGTAGGTAAGGGTGCTCGTACCGCTGATCGAAACCTTAAAGGAGCCGCTCAAGCCTCTGCCAACGGAACAAAAAACTTTTCTAAAATGGCGCAAGGCACCGGAGGTCTTGTAGGTGCTTATGCTACTTTAGCAGCTAATATATTTGCTGTTACCGCCGCTTTTAGTTTTCTACGATCTTCTGCAGATTTTCGTGTAATCCAAGAAGCACAGGTAGCTTTTACAGGTGCAACAGGTCAAGGAATGAGAAGCTTAACTTCAGATATTCAAGAAGCCTCTGATTCAATGCTAAACTTTCAAGCAGCCTCGGAAGCAGCTTCTATAGGTATTGCCTCTGGACTATCCGCGGCCCAAATTAATGAGCTTGCATCAGGAGCTTCAAATCTATCAAAAATACTAGGAAGAGATGTAACAGACTCTTTTAATAGATTAGTACGAGGTGTGACAAAAGCAGAGCCAGAATTACTAGACGAATTAGGTATTACTTTGAGATTAGCAGATGCTCAAGAAAACTATGCAAGTACTTTAAAGAAAAGTGCTAAAGACCTTTCTAACTTTGAAAAGAAACAAGCAGTATTTGCAGAAGTACAAAGCCAGCTAGAAAGTAAGTATAATGCTGTTGCTAATGCGACTGATATTCAAGCTAATGCAATGGATAAACTGGCTGTTGCATTTGATGAAGTATTGCATCCTATTAAATCTTTTGTCTCTATGTTATCAGAACCTATAGCAGAGTTTTTTAGCAAGAATGTTAAGTCATTCGGTATCGCCTTAGCATTATTAGCTGTACCCTTATTAAAACAAGTTATACCGGGTCTTGATGGTTTTGCGGAAAAAGCAGAAGAAAGTTCTAGAAGAGCTTCAGATGCATTTAAGCAAACAAAAATAGATATAGAAGCACTTGCTCAAACTAGAGCAGCCGCAGGTAGAGATCCTATAGGGGCCGGCAAAACTGCTTTAGCAGGAATAAAAACTAAAGAAGGTACAGGAGCTCGTGCCATGCAAGAAGGCGGAGTTCTAACAAAAAGACAGCTAGCTGCAATGAAAAGAGCTGCTAACAAAGGTGTGGGCATTGTTAAAACTATGACCAAACAACAAAAAGCGTCTTACTTAGCTGCAATTGAAGCTATGATGCATGGAGATAAAAAATTAGGTAGAAGTCTTAAAAATACGATGACTCAAATCTTGACTACTACTAAAATTACCGCTAAAAGGATGCAGGTAGTTTGGCAAAAAACTATGTCTTTTATGGGTAAAGCTGCTTCCAAGATGGGGAAAATGGTCAACGGAGCAATGAAAGCTTTAGGCTTTGTAGGTATTCTTTTTATGCTTAAAGACATGGCGGAAATGGCACTTAGAGCCATGGGCGTCATGAAGGAAAACGAAGCCGTAGCAGCATACGCAGAGAAACTAGAAGACCTTACGTCCAAACTAGCAGAGACCAATAAAGAATTTGAAAAATTTGCAGGAATGCAAGAAGCAATGAGACAACGATTTGATAAAAATGGACTTCTAACACATACAGTAGATCGTACTAGAGAAGGTATAGCTGCTTTCGGAAAAATGGCAGATCAAGTAACTCCTAAGCTGCTAGAAATGTCAGAGCTTCTTAAAAATCCTGTTGATTTTAATAAAGGGGCTGCAGGCCTACGTTTTGATGCAAAAGAATATCATAGACAACTAAAGGACTTAAAGGACGCAGGCAAAAGTGCCTTCCAGGCTAAGCAGGAAATTAATGATACAGGTTTGTATGGTTCGAAGTCAAACCTGATAAAAGCACAACATGCGTCTGGATCTGATGGGTTATTTACAAAACTAGCAACAGAAGTTCCTGATAGTGAAACAGCTTTAGAAGAGTTCAACAAAACCATAGATACTACTATAGCCGGTATAAAGGCGGTAGGCTTAGCATCCACTGATGATGGAGCAAGATACCTAGAACTACTTGAAGGAGCAAAAGCTAATAAAGGATTTACAGAGAAAACAGCAAAAGAGTTTGCACTTCTCGGAAAAGAAATGGGAAAAACCGGAGGCATAGCTTCTTTCTTAAAAATGCAACAAAAAGAATTAACAAAGCAGTTTACCTCTCAAATGAGTGCTATTCAGATGTTTAAAACTCCGCAGACTGACCTATTACGTTTGTTGAACGATCAGCTAGAAACGGAAAAAGCCCTTGTAGAAAATGAAGGAAAAAGTAAGAGGATAGAGGAGTTAGAAAGACAACTAGATTTAACTCAAAAACTGCATGAAATTACTATTGGTTTTAAGAATGAAAGCGCAAAGCTCGCAGCAGTAACAGCTCAAGCAGCAATAGGTGCAACTCCTATGCAAAAAGCAGAAGTACAAAGAGTGTCCAAGCTAATGAGTGTAGACATCAAACGTAACGAAATTTTATCAAAAATGAATCTTGCTAAAGAAGGTAAGCTCGTTTTAGATGAAGCTCAGTCTGAAGCTCTTACGCATCAATTAGCTTTATTGAATGCACAATCAGAAGAGTTAGAAAGACAAAATACTCTAACACTGCAACTTAGGGATAATATGATGGCAGCCATGGAAGGGGCCACAACAACAGGTATAGCGGATTTAATTAAAGGAAAAGAAGGAAGTTTTAAGGATACTATTTTAAAAATTGCGCAAACTACTTTAGAAGCAGCAGCAGACACTCTTGCAAAAAGTCTGACTAGCGGCATCTTTGGGAAGATCTTTGAAACACCTGCACAAAAAATGGAAAGAGCACACAAAGAAGGTGGTGAAGCAGCTGCAAAAATGATAAAAGCAGCTCTTGAAGGAAGATTAGTTGGTACTAGTGATATCGTAGGGCCGGGAGTAGCAGGTGCTGGTGGCACGAAAAAGCCTGGATTACTTAGTTCAATTGGTAACTTTATACTAGGCGAAGAGAGCAATGCACAAACTGTGGTAGAAGGACTTGATGGTACACGTGGTCAGAGCACAGGAGACAACCACTTTAGAGAAGGAGGCCTAGCAGGTTTATTTAAAGGCTTTAGTGCAAATCTTGGAGAAATTTTTTCTGGTGATACACCTTTTTTGAAAGGCTTAGGAAACATATTTACAGATGGACTAGATGGTTTTGGAGACTTATTCTCGGGGCTATTTGGAGGTTCTAAAGGCGCAGGCGGCTCTACCGGTATTATGGAAAGCATACTAGGCATGTTCGGGCTGGGAGCAAGAAGTGGTGGAGTATTTAGTGCAGGTAAAAAAATACAAGGATATGCAACAGGAGGAATTGCTCGAGGCTCTACTTCAGGTTATCCTGCTACTTTACACGGTACAGAAGCTGTTGTACCTCTACCTCACGGCGGAAAAATACCTGTAGAAATGAAGGGAGAAGGTTCAACAAATAATAACATCGTAGTTAATATATCCACAGACGGGCAATCAAATAAAAAAGGAAGCTCAGGACCCGATATGGATAAACTCGGCGGTGCAGTAGCAGCAGCAGTTCAAGTAGAACTACAAAATCAAAAACGATCAGGCGGAATACTTAACCCGTATGGAGTAGCATAATGACAATAGGTTTTATATATACAGGTACAACATACGCAACTCCTGATAAGACAATGACAAAGCAGAGCACTCCTAGAGTGCTTGTGGCAACCTTTGGAGACGGGTATGAGCAACGTATTGCAGATGGAATTAATACTTTAAACGAGACTTACTCTTTAAGTTTTGCAGATCGTCCGAAGGCTGACATTGATGATATAGTAGCTTTCTTAGACTCAAAGAAGGGCGTAGCAAAGTTCCCCCTAATTCTACCAGATTCTAATGTAACTTCTAACCCTGCCGGACCTGCAGGTGTTGGAGAAAGAGAGGTCAAAGTAGTAACAACAGACTATTCAGTAAGCTATAACTATGATAATTTTTATAGTCTTTCGCTATCCTTAAAGAGAGTTTTTGAAGCATGAGTAACGTAATTGCAACAGATGTACAAACACAAGAAATTGATTCTGCGCTTATAGAATTATTTGAAATAACTTTACCCAATGGAACTACTCTGTACTTTCATCCTGGCTTAGACGATGACTTAACAGATGTACAGTTTCGAGACAAAACTGCACCTACTAATCCAGTAACCGCAGGAAATTTTATAATTGGTAATACCTACACTATTGCTACAGGTACAGGATTTACCTCAGTTGGAGCCTCTAACGATACTGCAGGCACTTCTTTTGTAGCAACAGGTGTTGGAACGGGTACAGGAACTGCAAATCAAACTGATAATACTATTCGTGACTAT